GTTAGTTCTATCTCTTTCATTCTTAGCATCAATTTGATAATTAATTTCACTTGCATCAAATTGTTGATTGCCTGTCATTAATTGATTAGCTGCTTGTGCATTATCAATTATTTGCATAGGATTTTGTAAATTATAAACTGGCTCTCCTTGTTTATTATTCGTAAAATTGTAGCCAAGTTCATTTAATCTTTCTTTCATAAATTTATTTCTTATGTCAGAACTATCTAAGCCTAAAAATTTTAATCCAGAGCCAAACATTCCAAAATTCATAGGATTATTTAAAGTATATTGACCATCTTTGCCTGTCATGTAAGCACCTGCACCAGTAAGATAATTTAAAAATTCATAATCATCCATTTTTTTCATATCATCAATAGAGTAATATTCTCTAGGAGGAGCATCTGGATCATCATCTCGTTGTTCATCATAAACTGATTGACCAAATTGTTCTACTGGCTGACATATACCATCAACTAACATAAAACCTTCTGGACAAGGATCAACAGGTGTGTCTGGTACAGAAAAATCTAATTGTGGATTTGGAAAATCTGCACTAGGATCTAATTCGCCTAAACCTTCTTGTACTGTTCGTAAATCATATAAAGGATTACGAAATTTACCTGCACTATTAACATTAGGTGTAGAGTTAAGTTTACCACCAAGATAATCACTTATTACTGATTGTGCTTCTGAGCCTTGCATAAAAGGTGTAAATTTTGTTGCCATTAATTCATTCCTTGTTGTAGAATTTTAGAAGCTAATTTTTCTTTTTCTAATTGTGATACATTTTGCTCTTTCACAACTTGCGTGGCAAGTTTCTGTTCATCGAGATTCATTTTTTGCATCTTAAATTCATTATCAGCTTCTAATTTTCTATTTTTAAAATCTGCATCTGCCATAGCCTTCTGTTTACTAATTTCTATTTGTTGTGCTGCTAACTGCAATGCAGGATCTTGTTTTTCTTCTTTAGGTGGTTGAGGTGGTTGCTGTGAAGGATTGTTAAAGAATTGCGTTGCATCTTTATAACCACTATTTTGCAAGTAAGCCTCAATTGTATTGTAAATTGTTTGTGGAGTTACCATGCCCATTCCACCTTGTTGCTGTATCATTTTTTCTTGCACATTTAATACTTGTTGTAATACTTCTAATCGTTGATCTTGGTTTCCTGTACCGAGTCCAACTTGTGTAATACAGTCATAATGTGAAGTCCATTGACGAGGATTCATGGGAATAAACTCGCCTCGTAATTTAACTATTCTTTCTTGATCTTGATACTCACATATTACTGCTAATATGTTTTCAAAAATATCTTTTACTCCATCAGCGAATGATCTTGCAATTAATTCTATTCTTTGTGTAGAACTATTCATCATTTGATTAACTGATTGTGCAGTTGTATGTGATTTGTTAATTGTATCTGGATTTAAACCCATTAATTGATTGGGTACTCCAGATCTTTTTTCTTTTAACTGGTCAATCTTTTGTAGCATCGCCAAACCATCATTTAAAAAGTTTGGAGTCTGTAAAGGTGTAACAGCATTAGGCGATTTTACTCGTACAATGCCACCTGCTCTTGAAGTAAGTAAATCATCTAGGTTTGCTTGACCATCAACAACAATTGTTCTTGCGTTATTTTGAAAATACATATTATCAAGGGTGTTACGCATGATTGTTGTACTCATCATTTGCACATCAGCTAATAAATCGTACATGGATAGACCAAAAAACCTAAAAGGCATTGGTATTGCTACACACATAGCAAAAGGCATTTTGTTAATGACTTCATTTTCTAAAATAATGTAATTATTATAGCCACTACCACCAACAATAATCTTTCTTAGCTCTCCAATGCCATCGCCATCCATATCAACCTTCATGTAGCACTCAGTTATTTGTACTACTCTCTGGGAGGGATCAATATTAGAGATTTCAATGTCCATTGATGGATCATCATAGCTTCTTCTTACCATTGCTTCAGTATTAAAGACATCTTGCTCACTACTAGGCAAACTTTCAACATCTTTTTTGTTAAAACCCATGTCTATTAGCTCAGAAACAGTTTTTGTTACTCTGTGAGCTATAAAATTACAGTCTTTTAAGTTTTTTGCTCTTGGAGACACCAATATTTCTTCTGGTGGTACAGGATCTATCTGGCATCTGCCATATTCCTTAACTCTTTTAACTTCACAATTGTAAAAAAGACCTTCATCTTCTTCTATTTCTTCTACTTCAACAATTTCAACCTCTTCATCAATAAGTAATGCTTGATATTGTGTCTCGTCTAAGTGTTCATAATGTTCTTTTTTCTGCTCTTTGGATGTTTTCCAATAAATTTTACAAAAACCATTCTTCTGAAGTAGTGCAGTCTTAAACATAGAGTGCAAAATCTCAAAACCATTGTTATCACGATTAAATATAAAATTGCAATAGTCAGTAATTTGGTCAGCATATGGTACATCTTCAGCTTGTTGTGGCTCAAAATTAACCATTTTGTCAGATTGCGTAAACATACGCATTAAACTTGGCAATATTGACTCTACAACCTCTAATATATCTTGTGATACAACTGAGCTTCTGCCTTCTGTCTCGTTACCTAAAGGCTCTCCTAAATAATATTTAAGTGCTTCTTTGCGTTGCGTTGATAAATCACTATCATAAAATCCAAGAGAGCTTGAGATCTCTTGTGAGATTAATGCGAGTAATTTTGATTTTGATAATTTTGCCATTCGTTAAATAATTCCTGCGTTGTTATATTGTAATTTTGTTGTCCATTCGCTTGACTGATTGTTTCCTACTGCAAAGTACCGAAAAGCATCAGAAGCATGAGAAGTCCAATCGTGAACTGTTTTATTTTTTAATTCGCCTCGTTCATTACTTGCCCATCTGTATTGACGAAGAGCATCGAGTCCATGTTTTGTTTTTTCATGGTCAAACCAACACCTTGATAAAACCATTCTCACAGCATTAATACCATCTTCGACAGAGAGCTTTGGAACAATAGATGTTCTCATCCCTAAAGACTGTGCAGTCTCTACTCGTGATACACCAGTTCCAAGTTCTCTGACATTTGCATCATGTGGGAGGTAATGCGTATCGTAAATATATTTTTTTTCATCAAGAACAGTTGTGTAGTATTCTAAACTTTCTCCACTATCTTCATAGTAATCTATAATATGGAATGCACTTCCTTTTTGTTGCACAAACCAAATAGCAGTTTTATCTGCCATCCCAAGATCCCAGTAAGTATTAACTTTAATACCAGTCTCATAAGGAACTTTTGTAATTCTTTTTTCTTCTTCTGCTTTATTTAATCCTTTTGCATAGATTGAGCCTATGGCTGCACTATCAAAAGAGCATTCAAATTCTGCTTCATATACTTCTTCTGGCATTAAGGCTTTTGCTTCATTAAGTTCTAGCTCAGAGATAATGTTTGTATTACTTGCTTTAAATATTTCTGCATACCAATCTTCTTGGTGTAGAGCATGGTCATATAACTGGTGAAAGCTGTTGTGACCTTGAGGAGTACCAATCGCTATCATAAAACCTTCTCTATCAGATAAAGCAGGTCTAATTACTTCAGTCCATAGTCTAGGAGGCATTTGAGCCACTTCGTCTAGGACTACACCATCAATATATAAACCTCTTAAACTGTCTGGTCTTTCACATCCTAGTAATTGTATTCTTGCACCATTAGGTAAATCTGCTCTAAGCTCAGTTTCGTGGTAAGTAACATCTGGTAAGACACCAGTATATTCTTTCACATAATCCCAAGCAGTTCTTTTTGCCATTGAGTATGTAGGAGCTAGATAATAATATCTAGGTCTTGGCAATGTATTCTGCATTGCTTTTTTCAGCAGTTCATTAATACAGAGAACAGTCTTGCCAAATCGTCTATGACAGACAAGGACATTAAATCTTTTTAAATTCTTATGGACAGCCTTTTGATGTTCTCTTGGCTTATAAGGTATGACAATTTTCAAACATCCTTACTTTCCTGCTCTAAATAATCTTTCATACTGGCAACATCACTTCCTTTAACTTGACCTCTACCACTAGACTCTGGAAGCTGAGTTTTTTCATTCATCGCTTTTACTAATTCTGCGAATGGATCGTTTTCTTTTTTCTTTTTAGTTTTCTTTTTTTTAAGCATAATTAAATAATGGATTAACTGGCATTGAAGCAAATAGTTCTTCAAACTCTTTTAATAAATCTAATCTTTCTTTTTCAGTATTATATTTTTTAATTTCAATTCCATTGTCTTTTAATATTTGCAAAGTTTTTTCATCGGTGTTGTTTGGCACAATAGCACCTTTAAACTCATTCATTTGCAATGCTCTATTTGGTTTTATTTCAAAATATTCAGAAGGTGTATTTGCAAGTTTTTCTAAAAACTTTATAACTTCTTGTTTTGTTGCTTCTGAAGTATCTGGATAAAATTCTTTAAAGTTTTGTTCAATAGAATATTTTTTATCGCTAAATATACTATTAAAATTATCTCCTAGTTCATAACTTTTAGGATCTAAATGTTTATTTTCTTTGGCAAGTAAATCTGTAATTCTACTTAGTTCTGTATAAAGATCTGATTTAATATCAGACATTTCTTCGCTAGTAACAAAAGTATCTCTTGCTTCAGACAATTCTTTTTTATTTTTAAACTTACCTCGCATTGTAGCAGCTAGGTTGCCTATATTACCACTACCACCAAATCCTTCTTCTTTACCTGCATTTGTTTTCATGTGTGCTAACACATTTTCTAAAGTATGGTCTTTGTATTTAAGTTTGCCCATAGGAGTACGACCTGCAACAATTTTTTCTTTGCCTTGAACACCTATTCTTTCAGCTAAACTTTTATTCCATTCTTTGTATTCTGCGTTTAATTCTGGTGTCCACACCTCATCTAATAATCTTTTATAAGCATATTTATCTTCAGCTAAATTAAAATCTGGTAGCAATCCTTTTTCTTTTAAGAATGCCATATCCAACATATCTGTTGGCAAGTTATTAATGCCTTTTTCAATTATTTGATTATATAAATCTCCTGCATAAAACACAGCTTGGTTTGATCCATCATCGAATTTAAAATCTGATATTTTTCTATAATCATAACGAATATCATCAACTTCAAATATGTCTGAGAAATAATCTATGATCTGATCCATTTCATTATCAGCATATATTGTTCTAACAAGAGGGTATCTCTGCGTGTAAGCATCTCCCTTGTAAACAGGATTATTCTTAGAAGGTATCATTAGCTCTGGATCGCCAACTAAAGTTATTTCGCCAAACTTCATTTCTTCTATATTTTCTGGAACAACTGCTAAACTTGGTTTTGGCATACCACCAATATTGTCGTAGTTTTGTATAGCATCTGCACCTGTGTTATGAATAACAGCCATGCCTTTGCCTTCTTCATATGTGCCTAATATGCCTTCTTTTATATTAGACTCTTCTTCTAAATCTTTATTGTATAATATTTGTGGTTTCTCAATAGGTATTGATGGAAAGCCAGTATTTGTTGGTATTTCAATTTCTGGTATAGGAGTTACATTATCAGTATTTTCTATTTCTGGTAGTTCTCCTCCAGTCGAGTAATCGTCTATGTTAGGCTCGTAGATAGGAGTTGATAAAATGTTTCTTTTTTTCCATTCTTCTAAATCTATTTCCTCTGGTGCATCTGGTCTGCTATCCATTCCATCTGGTGTCCATGTAACTGCTTTGTTAATATGGTTGTCAATAATTTCTTGTGCAGAGTCTTTTGCTAATAAACTGTTACTGTTATCAATGATGTTTGGTGTTTGTGTTAATAATCCTGCTGTACCAATTCCTACTAAGGCTTGAGCATTATTTAATTCGTTCCAATAAGGTGCAGGGGATGGTTTAAATCCACTTGGTCTTATGGGGAAGTATGCTGCTCTTGTCATTGTAAAATCTCGTTAGGGGTTTGTTTTGTGTTGAAATAGCTCCCCTGCAATTTGCAGCCGAGCCGATGGGGTGCAGCCAAAAATAATTTATCAAATCAAACTAGGAAAAAATAAAATATCTGGAAGCTGACCAATATCTGACCAGTTACTTAAAAAGCTAGGGAATTCCTTACTTAATATACTAGGTAATATAATAAATTATTTATTTCTGTAATTTTTTTTAATTTTTTAAATAAAAAAATATATTTTTCACACGAGAGTACAGGAAAAGAAATAGTGTATTTCGTAAGCATTTGTTTTAATCCCTACCTTTTCTATCTATCCCTATCCATACCAAACCTTAACTAACCTCTAGTTTCATCCTATATTCGTCTATAT